TCAATGGAAAAACAATTTGAGATTTTAACAAAACTAAACTACCAATTAAAAAACAAAATAGTATGGAACAACAAAAAAGAAGCGCAGTAACCAATGTAACTGCCAACGGAACTTACAATGGTCAGTATGGCACATTGTACAAATTTGAAATCACCTTTGCCAATGGCGATTCGGGTGAGTATGCATCCAAAAGTGCGGATCAAGCCAAATTCAAAGTGGGTGTGGAAACCGATTACACCATCACATCCAAGGAATTTAAAGACCGCATTTATTACAAGATTGCACCCGTGATGGCACAACCAGGTGCAGCGTTCACACCAAAACCCAAAGACCCCGAAACGGACAAACGCATTACCCGTATGAGTGTATTGAAAGTGGCGGGTGATTTGGTCATCAATGGTGACATCAAATTACATGAGATACTTGCCTACGCACAAGTGTTTGAAAAGTTCGTGGTGGATGGTCAAGACACCTTGGCACAATTGAAACCAGTTTCACACGATGACTTGCCATTCTGATGAAAAAAATGATTGAGCAACTATCGGACACGATGTTGGAAGTAGGGGGTGGAAATTACTGCCCCCTACAATTCCACATTGAATTGAAAGAATTGGCGGATACCATCAAGAACTTTCAAGACCAAGTAAAACCCCTTGCATTGACCGAAGCGGGTAAATGGCATGGGCAAGTGTACCACGGATATGAAGTCACACGCAAGGCGGGTGGAGGTCGTTATAATTATGACCACATCCCCCAAGTGATGGAATTACGGGCGGAGTTAAAGGAACGCGAAAAACTGCACCAACACGCCTACAAACAAATGAACCTTGGTATTTTCTTGAACGAACAAACGGGGGAAGTTTACGAACCCGCCCAGTACCTTCAAAATGAGGATACTATAATGTTAAAAGCGGTTAAATAAAAAATGGGGGGCATCGGCATCCCCCCACTAATCCCATGAAATGACAAATAACAAGAACGGATTGTTGCAAAGATAGTTATTTTTTGTATATTTGTACCGCATTACAGTTATGTCGCAGATAACTTGGAAAAATCTTTACAACCCCATTCAGTTTTTGGCACTGCGACCGCCATTAATTGTTTGGGGTTTTATTTTATGGCTACGGATAAAAAATCCTTTTTACTCTATTGTGATTTAATACACACAGTTGACCAATTAACCAACGAACAAGCGGGCGACTTGTTCAAACATATTTTGAAATATGTCAATGACCAGGATCCGCAAACGGACAATGTCATTACCCGCATTGCATTTGAACCAATTAAACAAGCATTGAAGCGTGATTTGTTGAAATACGAATCAATCAGGCAGCGTAATTCCGAGAACGCTCGCAAGCGATGGGATGCGACCGCATACGACCGCATACCAAATGATACCAAAAATGCCGATAATGATAATGATAATGATAGTGATAATGATATAAAAGATAATAAAAGTGATTTGGTTATTTCAAAAAAAGAAATGAAGGAACAACAAGCCCCCCGCCCCGCCGTTCAATTGGAATACGCAGATACATTTGATTTGTGGTTCAAGTACAAACAAGAAAAACGGCAAGGATACAAAAAGACGGGAATGGAACAGTTCATTAAAACCATGGAATCCAAATACACGCCTGAACAATTTAAGAAGTGTGTGGAATACTCAATTACTCAAAATTATCAAGGCGTATATGAACCAAAAGATTTGAATAAAATTGAAGAAAATACAATCAAACAACCGAAAATTGCAACACTATGAACATTGAACGAATGATTTTAAGCAATGTATTGTTTTACAACGATGCAAAACATTTCCTTCCACGCATAAACAAAAATTGGTTTACTGATAAGGTATCGGTGAAACTGATTGAGGTTATGACGGATATGTATTACAACAACATTGAGATTGATTACGTGAGTTTATCAAAGCACTTTGAACGCAAAGAAGTGATTGAAATAATTCAGTTGCAACAAGAAGCCAGTGGAATCATGGATTTGAAACCACACTTACTGCAATTAGAATACGAATATATCAAACGCCAAGTTGTTGCGGGGGTGTTGGCATTAAACATTGAAAAGGATTTGGAAGGGTTGATTGGTGACATTCAAAAGGTGTTGGATGAAACCACATTTTCAACACACAAAGAACCATCAAGTATTGTCAAGGTGACAAACAAGGTTGTGGATCAAATTGTGTACAACGCGGAAAAGGGTGGAACATTAACGGGGAAACCAACGGGGTGGCAATTTTTGGATAAGTACATTGGCGGTTACAACGAAGGGGATTTGATTGTAATGGCGGGTAGACCTGGAATGGGTAAAACTGCAATTGCACTTACATTGACCAAAGAGTTTGCACAACGCGGTGGAAAGGCATTATTCATTTCCCTTGAAATGAGCAACGAACAATTGGCCAAAAGATACATTTCATTAATTGGTGATATTGAGAATTGGAAGATTCGCAACGGGGTGTTGAAGTCACATGAGATTGAACAAGTGTGCAATATCGCAAACAACCAACGGATTGAATTTTTTATTGATGACGATGTTGATTCACGCATCGCCCAAATTAAAGCAAAGGCGAAATTGCACAAATCACGCAAAGGTTTGGACTTGCTTGTGATTGATTACATCCAATTGATTAAAGGAACAAAGACAAACCGCGAACAAGAAGTTGCAGAGATTTCACGCACATTAAAATTGTTGGCAAAGGAACTTAAAATCACGGTGATGATACTTGCACAGTTATCCCGCAAATCCGAAGAACGGGCAGACAAACGCCCCATGTTGAGTGACCTTCGTGAATCAGGTGCAATCGAACAAGATGCGGACATCGTGATGTTCCCGTTTAGGCCGATGTATTACGAACAAGATAAACCCGAAGTGGAGGAAGCGGAATTGATTATCGCCAAAAATAGAAACGGCGAATGTGTAACCATCCCAACATATTTTGAAGGTAGGTATACAATTTATCGGGAAAATTTAACACCACGACAATTTTAATAATAAAATACTATATTTGTAGGGACAAATGAAACAAGAAACAAGAACGGTGGTTATTGAGTTGTTAACGCAATACCCCACATTTAGAGATTCGGACGAACAATTGGTTGCATGGATTTGGGGTTTGGAAATGAACGCCAAGGGGTATTCAACTGGGACACTTCCAACACAAAAATTCTTACGCATTTTGGCGGATGGACAATTAACATCAAGTGATTCCATCACAAGGATGCGAAGAAGGGTGCAAGAAGAATTTGTTGAACTGCGTGGTGAAAAATATTCCAAGCGTCAATCCAATCAAGAAAAAGTTAAAAAGGATTTGGGCTATGGACAATAAACAACAAACGGCAGTGAGATTTGAAAGGTTCAAAGAACTCTTCCAAGTATTACCATCAATTTCAATCTATCAAAGGAAAGAAAAGTATGTAATCGGATTTACTTGGTTAGTATTTGGATTGATTATTAACATATTTAAAGCAGGTGAGCAATGACAAACAATAAACAACAAACGGCGGTAGAGTGGTTTCTTGACCAATTAATTGAACACCGAATTATCATTGTTGATAAAACAACATACCAAGTAAAATATAAACATGAAATCCTTTTAAAACAAGCCAAAGAAATGGAAAAGGAACAAATAATTATGTCGCATATTGATTCTGCGATTTTTACGGAATGGGATATCCTTACTGACGCAAGAAAAAATGCAGACCAATACTACGAACAAACCTACGGAGGAGGTAAGCAATGACAAACAATAAACAACAAAAGACATTCCAAGAAGCAATAGAAAAATCATTTAAAGTAAAATGGCAAATTGGAACTTGTTCCCAAGGGGAAAAATGTTGGTGCAGAACTATTAAACCAGTCGAACCGATATTTTACGAAGATGGCGGAGATGCCGAGTATTATGTTGTGGGCATGGGGGAATTGAGAAAAGAAACCGCAGAATACTTTGTTAAACTACACAACGAAACCTACAAATGATTAAAATAGTGGTACACGATAAGCAATGGTTCATTGACCGCATTGGAAAAAGAATTTACAGAGAAAAAAATGTCTGTAATTGCGAAGTGTGTACCACAGTTCACAAAGAAGGATTAATCATCACCGATGAGCAACACGCCAATTATTTATACGATTGTCA